AAGTTACAGTTCCAATATGACGTCCTCCGTAGTACTGATTACTACAATAAGCAGATTTCCTGCAGAATACATCACTCACAATTATGAAACCTAAACATATCCCAACTAAAAACCGCAGAGAGCTACTTAACAAATTTGCTTACGCAGAGTATATGGTGGAGGACGGATGTCCAAGAAAAGACTTCCTTAGTAAGGATGAAATAGATCATCTGCTAATGGAGTATCTTGATCACTTAATAGCAACTAACCAAGTCAAGCGTTATCAACTAGAGGAATAATATGTTACCACATAGAGAAGAAATTTACGCAATCAATGCAGCTGTTAAAGCAATCGCTGTAAAGATTGATGCAGGACTAGGAACTGATCAGGATTACAAACAGATGGATCAGTATGAGACTCGCTTGCTTATCATTGCACTGGAACGAATTGAAGCACAACCATTTCCGGTTTGAAATGTGAACATACCCGGTTTGAATTTCCCCTTGGCTCAGTAATACCTACTTTTCTATCCATACATCATTTTATGCCCCATAGAGATCTAAATATAGAAGTATAAGGAGAATCAGTTATATGGCTACAAAGAAGATTACAGTAAGAGACTTAAAGGAACTACCAAAGGAGAAGAACGGGGCAAAGGAGTGGGTACCAAGTGTAAAGGAGATTGATGCTGCAAAGATGATGGCGGCAATTGATTTCACAGAAGCAGCCATTGCAGGTGTGCTCCGCGTAAGCACTCAACTCTTCATAGAAGCAAAAGCTAAATACCCAGCTTTATCTGAAGCCCTGCGTACTGCAAAGAAAGATGTGGAATGGGGACTGTATAAGCAGATTGCGGACTTTGTGAGAGACCCAGAGGTGCCGTATGAAAGAAAGCGGAAAGATATTGCGTTTTTGCTGGCACGTAAGCACGGATGGAGAGAGACAAGTGTGGATAATGCAGATAAGCAGCATTTGCCTGGATCAATCAGTTTTGAGCAGGTGGAGTTGATTGCTAAGGAAGCTGAGCCGGATTAAGGCTGGATAGAATAGAATAGGATCAATGATATGAGTATGACGAATGATGATGGTGATTATGTTCCGCGCACACAAGAAGAAGTGCAAAAGGAAGTAGAAGCTAAGTTAGAGTTGGAAAAGCAGGAGCTGAACAAAGCTGGAACTAAATCTGATCAAACTGGAGAGGTTTTTTTTCGCGCCAGGTCAACAGCTAATTCGCCTAAAAGCGCTAAATACACCAAAATAAATAAAAATAAAAATAAAAAAGATGTCTCCCCCGCAGCATCCGTTGACATTTCTCCCAATCTGAGTGATAATAAAGGTGCATGTAGCTCTACTTCATCTGATTCTACTCCTGCTGCAGAATCAATTTTAACTATCACCCCGCCCGCTGGGGAAGCTCTGCTGGGGAAGCTCTACCTGATCTACACTAAGGAGCTAGAGAGTGGCATCCCCGGCGTAACTAAGGTCTGTCAGTACCAAGGCCTGCAGGGGCTAGCAGCTAGCTATCATTTACTCCCCCAGCCGCTGCGGGATATATGCAAGCTACCTGATCACTCACGCACAAGACTGCAGCAGAATGCACTTGCTGCATATGGCTTTCAAGTTCTGCTGGGGAAAGTATGATGTACAAAGTATCAGACCAAGTGTTATTTAAGCAAGTGCGCTGCGCGTGCGTGGGGGGAGGCGTGACTGAGATGATAGGTAGTATCATTGGAGTGCTACCTGATGCACATGGTGGTTGGTATCAGATCAGTACATCTACTGGAGTAATGTACACCCGCAGCTCAGACATCATCAAACTTTACTCTACGTCCGCATGAAAGCGACATTTCACCCACTATTCATGCCATTCTCATTTTTCGCTATAGTATTTAACTATCTGTTGACTAAATGCCAGATTAGGGGTAAAATAGAGGTGGGGGCACCATGTGATACATTAGGTGAGCATGCCAGACCAGGCAAAAACTCTTGGTACCCCACTCCATTTTACATCATCTCACTATTTAAGTCAACAGTTGTCTAACATGTTAAATGGAGGGATAATTCAGTTATGGATTTGAAGAGACATGCTCGGAATGGACGGCGAAGCTACACCCAAGCTAGATCCGCAGGACGGCTTTCTGACTTTACTATTATCAGTGATCCACGTTCATTAGGCAACAGTTGACATTAAACATAAATAGAAGTATGATAGAGTGGCATAGAATAAGGAACTAATATGGCAACAGGCAGACATTACACACAAGATCAGGTTGATAGTTTATATGAATACTGCAGCAAGCGGTACTACTACAGTGGGGGACACCTACACCGCAATAGCAACCACACTACCGTCTCTGCTAGCAAGAAAGGTTACAGAACTATCAGCATTGAGGTGGAAGGCTTCCCCCAGCAGATGGGTCTGCACCGGATTGTCTACCTTCTCAACCACAGATCACTCCCACTGATAGTTGACCATATTGATAGAGATCATACCAATAATGATATCTCTAATCTGCGGGCGGCATCCTCTGGTCTCAACATGTACAACAGGGAGATGACTCCTCTTAACACTACAGGCTTCACTGGGATCTACCTTAACAAGCGAGTCAATTGTGAGCGTTATGTTGCTCGCTTCCAGCATAAACATCTAGGATCATTTCCCACAGCAGAAGAAGCGCACGCGGCATACTGTGCTGCTGCACAAGTCGTATACGGAGTTAACCATAATGGCAGTTAAACTATTTAAGCATCAGTATGAGTTCGTCACTGATGTTACCTCACGCTACATCTTACTGAAGGCTGGCTTTGGTGCGGGCAAGTCATTCGCATTCTGCATGAAAGCAATTCATCTTGCCTCAGCCAATGCTGCATTGATTGGGGACCATGTGGGCATCTTGTGTGAGCCTACCTACCCACTGATTGCTGACGTGTTGATCCCATCCATGGAGGAAGCATTAGAGTTGCTTGGCATTGGTTCATATAAGCTGACTAAGTCTGGGGGCACACCTGAGTTTGTGATCAAGTTCAAGACCGGTACATGCACATTGAAGATGAGGTCAGCGGAGAACTACAGCCGCATGATTGGTATCAATGCTGCATTCGTAGGGATTGATGAGATGGATACTATGAAGAGTGACATCCAGAAGGCGATGTGGAAAGCAACCAACGCGAGATGCCGAGCTAATGGTGCCATCCGTCAGACATTCGTCACTACTACTCCAGAAGGTCACAAGTTCACATATCAGCAGTTCGTAGTAGCACCTGCACAGAAGCCTGAGCTTGCGTTGATGACAAGAGTGATCAGTGCTTCATCTAGGGACAATACTACTCTACCTGATGAGTACATCTCTGACAATATTGCCAACTTCAGTGAAGAGGAACAGCAAGCATGGGTCAATGGTGAGTTCGTCAATATGACATCAGGTCGCATCTACAGAAAGTATGATCGCTACCTTAATGACACCACTATCACTATTGAGCAGTTGCGCAAGGAGTGGGCTGCTCGCATTGATCCAACTAGACCACATGCTAACCCGTTGATGCCTACACTGCACATTGGTATGGACTTTAACATTGATAAGATGGCTGCAATTGTGCATGTGATCACTCCATCTGGTCCGCATGCGATTGATGAGCTGATTGGGTTGCGTGACACCGAGCACATGATTGAAGTGATCAAGGAGAAGTATCACGACTTCATTAACATCACTGTCTACCCTGACTCATCTGGTAAGAATAGATCACACGCATCTGTGTTTGCTGAGACTGACATTATTATGCTCAAGGCAGCTAAGTTCGCTGTAGTGTACGACAATAAGAACCCACCTGTGCGTGACCGTATCAACTCAATGAATCAACTGTTCTGTACTAAGGATGGTGAGCGTAAGTATAAGATTAACACTCGCACTTGTCCTCAGTATACTCAATCATTAGAGCAGCAAGTGTATGATGATTATGGTCAGCCTGATAAGCAAGATGGTTGGGACCATGCTAATGATGCTGGTGGCTATTTCATCTGGCAGAAGTACCCGATCAAACGCTACCAAGCTGGCACATTGCGTATGGCTGGTCTCTATTGATAAATATTCCATTAATGAAAGAAACACATGCCAATTAATAGTAAGCACCCAGAGTTTGATGAGTATGAAGAAGCAGTTGATTTGGTCACTGATGCGTACGAAGGTGATGTTGCTGAATATATCCCTAAGAAGGAGAGTCAGACTCCTCAACAATATCAGAAGTTCATTAAACGTCCATCGTTCTATAATGTAGTTGAACGTACAACGTCTGCATTGGTTGGTGCATTGACGCGGAAGCCTGCACGTCTTGAGAATGTTGCTGGAGTAATTCCAAACATGGATGACGGTGATAACTTCGAAGAGTTTGTACAGGAAGCATACGTCACATTGTTAACTGAGGGGCGCCTTGGTATCTTGGTTGACTTTGATGAAGAGAACAATCAGCCTTACTTGGTCACTTATTGTGGCACTTCCATTATCAATTGGAGTGAAGACTTCGTTGTGATTGAAGAATGCTATTACGCACCGGATAAGAATGACAAGTACGTTCAGGTTGAGACCACTCGTTACCGTGAACTTACACTAGATGAAGCTGGCGTGTATACGGTTAACATCTGGGAACAAGTGAAGAAGGATCAGTGGGAGATTACTGAAACTATTCAGCCAATGGTTCGTGGTGCTTACCTGACTAAGATTCCATTCACATTTGTTAATCCACAAGATTGCAGCGATGACATTTGCAAGCCACCTCTCTTCACTTTGGCACAGATCAATATTGAACACTTTGTATTGCAGGCTGGTCTCGCTCACATTGCTTGGGTACTTGCTTCCCCTACTCCTACAATCGTTGGCGATTTGCAGGGTGATGAGACTACAATTGGTCTTGGTGGTGACAAGTTCATTCACTTGAAGTCTGGTGGTAGCGCTCAGTACATGGAATTCAGTGGCACTGGATCTTCATTCGTTCTTGACTTAGCGAATCAGAAGGAAGCACAGATGTATTCACTTGGTAGCAGACTACTTCAGTATAAAGCTGGTGTTGAATCTAGTGATGCATTGCAGATTCGTCTGGGTGCAGAAGGTGCATCCCTTATGACACTACGCAATGCATTGAATGCTGGATTGACTCACGCCTTGACTGATTACAACACGTGGTTTTCATCTAATGCGATCCCAGTTGTAGATTTGAATTCAGACTTCAGTCCAGCTCAGATGTCCCCACAGACAATCACTTCGTTGCTACAATTGTATGCAGCTGGTGCGATTACGCTAGAGACAATGCTTAAGCGGCTGTACGAAGGTGAGATTGTGGATGAATCAGACTTGAATCAGCCTGGTGTCTTGGCAAGTCAGCAAGAGGGACCTGCTCCAATCAGCACTGAGATTGAAATAGACTAACAAAAAGGGCCCTCACGGGCCCTAATTGCTTCATAGACTTACTTCGGAAACACAGGTTTAAAAAAGAGGCCCCATTTCTGGAGCCTCGCAAAGCAACTTTCGTTGCAACTATGTTATCGGCTAATCACAACCGACAACTCAATCTTCTATTTATTCAGATTTGTGCTCCACATGCAGTGATCTTGGTCAACGAATCCAAACCAATTGTGCGAATGACGACATCATGGTCCACATTGTTGCGAACATTGTGTGTCTTTTCCGAATTGGCGGCGGCAGCTGCACTGGGCGTCATCATTGCTGTTACAGCTTGTTTCGTAGCTGGTACACCGTCAATCAGATATTCAGTAGACTGAACGTTGTTGTAGATGCAGTACAGGTAGTAAGCGCTTTTGGTTTTGTGCTTGACAACGGAGAAGCATTCAGTGTGCTCAAAGTACGATTCGCTCACTTCAAATGGCTTACCAGAAGAGCGTTCCACTGCATTGCGGTAGACGTTCGTGAATGCTTTCAGGTTGTTGAACAGCTGGACATTCGCAACCACGCGTTTGGTGACACGTACAGTCTTAAAGGCAGCAGCAGTGGCAACAACAGTTTCGTATTCAATGTTAGCAAATGTAACACCCTTGACGTTGCTGAGCAGAGAGATGATAGATTGTTTGTTCATACCCCAATTATCTCCCTAAATAGACATTAGGTCAACATTTATTTCTCCTCCAGCCACTCTCTAACGATATTGCATAAATAGACCTGACACGCAACTATTTGTGCGGTCACGTGGGACGGTGTCTCACACACTTGATCGGGGATCAAACAATGCTAGATTACGAACTTACGACTGCACCTGCAGCTGAAATTGCCAACTTCTATACTGAAACTGGCGGTAAATGGATTCTTCAAGTAGCTGGAGCTGTGCCACTCGCACAAGTCACTGCACTTGAAACAAAGGTGTCGGAGTTCCGCACAAATAATATTGCACTAAAGAAGCAAGTTGAAGATATCACCAAGACAGCACCAGGTGCTGGCGATATTGAAAAGCTTGTTGAGGGTCGCGTCTCAGAGATGAAGACGAATTACGAGTCTCAAATCACGAATCTAACTGCACAGACAACCTCTTTGACCACGAATTTGGAACGAGTAGTATTGTCTGACTCAGTGAAAACAGCAGCAACGGAGTACGGGGTACTACCAAGTGCGCTGCCAGATGTATTGGCACGAGCTAAGGAAATGTTTGTCGTTGAAAACGGCACTGCAGTTCCAAAGGACAAGTCTGTAGATAAAACAGGTAAGACTTACACAGTCAATTCCTGGATTACATCACTGACCGAAACTGCCGGACATTTGTTTGCACAATCCAGAGGGTCTGGATCCTTTAAGCCGACGAAAGGCTCAAATGTTCAGCAATCTAAGTCCGCAAGTGACAAGATTAGCGCTGGTCTGGCGAGTCGTAATAAATAAAAGGTAAGTCCTTTCAATTTGGAGAATATTAAACATGTCAACAATCCTACTATCTGAAGCAAGCAAACTTGGTTATGATGACCTTTCTGCTGGCGTTGCTGAAACTATTGCTACTGCAAACGGCTTGCTAGGCGTTCTGCCTTTCAACGTTGTGCAAGGTAATGCTTACGCGTTCAACCGCGAAGGTACTCCTGGTAACGTAGCTTCCCTAGCCATCGGTGGTTCTACTTCCGGTGTGAAAACTCAGGCAACCTTTGCCCAAGTTACCCTACCACTAACTTCCATCATCGGTGATGCTGAAGTTAACAGCTTGATCGTTGCTCAAGGTGTTGGCACAGGCGCTGGTGCAGATCCAGTGGCTGCTGCAATTGCATCCAAGGCTAAGCAAGTTGGTCGTGAATACTTCCGCCAGATCGCTGTTGGTAATGCAACTACTCCTGGTAACTCTGTTTCTGGCGTGACAAACACCCAGGAATTTGACGGTCTAGAAGTATTGCTAGCTAGCTCGCCATTCGCTGGTCAAGTTATCGCTGGTGCTGACGCTGGCCTAACATTTGAATTGCTAGATGCAATGCTACACCGCATTCTACAAGGTGACCCACAATTCATTATGGCTCACTCTGCTGGCGTTCGTAAGATCCTATCGTTGCTACGTGCATCCGGTGGCGTAACTTACATGGACGTTGCTGGCGTACAAGTTCCACAATACAACGGTATCCCAATTATCCGTAACGACTTCTTGACTGCTGATACATCTGCTACTGCAGGCACTCAAGTTTCCATCTACGCTGGTTCGTTTGACGACGGCACACGTACTGGTGGTTTGTCTGGTATCATCCCAAGCGTTGGTGGTGTTCAAGTTCAAGGCGTCGGTCCTGCCGAAGCTGGTGACTACGACATCTGGCGCGTCAAGATGTACGGTTCGTTCGCTATCCACAGCGTTCTATCCGTTGCAGCCTTGAACAAAGTTACTGTATAACAGTAATTGCCGGTGCAATGCCGGCATCCTTTAGAAGTTAAGAGAGCGATCAGCCCCCGTTTTGCCACGGGGGCTTTTCTTTTGTCTTGTGCAATGTGTAGTTCCATAAATATCTCAATATAAAGGAATACACATGACATTTGCATATGACGCTACTGCAGGTAGCAGCACAGCGAATAGCTATATTTCTGTTGCAGAGGCTGATGATTACTTCGCAGCTCACCTTGAGAGCTCATTCTGGAGTATTTCTGCTGCAAAGAAACAAGCTGCTCTCGTGCAAGCAACAAACCGGATTGATCGCGAGAAGTTTGGTGGTCAGCTGACTAACCGAATCGTACAGAAGTTGCAGTTCCCACGCAGCTACGTTCTTACTCGTGACACACGCACATCCCCAGTTGCTACATTTGAAACACTTGGCTATTACTACCGTGATCCAAATACGATCCCAAATGAGATCAAACAAGCTACATGTGAAATGGCTCTCTATTTGCTCAAGCGAGTAGGTGGAGAATTCACTGTTGATGATAATGACTTGGAAACACTAAGCAACTACAAAGTTGGTCCACTTGATCTTGCTATCAAGGACGGAATCAAAGCTGACCGTCTTCCAACTACAGTACAAGACTTGCTTCGCGCACTTGGCGAAAACGGATGGCTAGCTGGGCAACCACTTAAATTTACCGCGTAATATAAATATATGAATACTGATCTACTAACCGAATACCAAACTGCTCACGTCCCACTTGCTGCGTATCTGAGTGTTAAGTCTTGTCAAATCAAGACAATTGAGAGTGTTAATAACCGCGGAGTGTTTCACTTTGAATTCGTTCCGCGTATGCACATTAACGATTTTAACAACGGCAACGGTTTAGTAGAGCCAGGCGCATTTGCTTTGAAGATGAATCAGTTGATTCAATCTGCTAAGCGCTCAACATACGAAAGACAATAATGGCAACAAGATACAACCTAACCGTAGAGCAAGGTGCAACATTCATCAAGCAACTAACGCTACGTGATGCAGCAACTGGCGCACCGCGTGATTTAACTGGCTGGACCGGCCGTGCACAGATGCGGTTGACATATGATGATGTTACTCCACTTGCTACATTTGAGGTAATTACAGACGGAGTGACTGGAGTGCTCTCTATCAACCTCACTTCTATACAAACTACTGGATTTGACTTTGAAACTGCTTTGTATGACGTTGAGCTCGTACAGGACGGCACTTCACCGGAGCACGTTGAACGAATTCTGCAAGGTAATGTGTATTTGAGCAAAGAGGTAACCAAATAATGGCTGATATTAATGTAGTAACAGGTGAAGTTGAACAGGTCCTGATTGAAGTCACTCAGGGACCTCCTGGTTCGCAAGGTCCACAGGGTCCGCAAGGTCCTATTGGTAATACCGGCCCTACTGGTCCTCGTGGTTTAACTGGTCCTGTAGGTCCGCAAGGCAATGAGGGCCCAATCGGTCCTCAAGGTCTAACTGGATTTACTGGTGATACTGGCCCACAGGGCGTGCAAGGTATTCAGGGTGTTCAAGGTATTCAGGGCGAGATCGGTCCAAAAGGTGACACGGGAGATACTGGCATTCAAGGCCCTACTGGTCCGCAAGGCGTAATGGGTGACACTGGTGCAGCTGGTGCTGCGGGCCCAACTGGTCCTGAAGGTCCTACTGGTCCTCAAGGTGTTAAGGGAGATGACGGTGCTGCTGGTCCTGTTGGTCCAAGTATTGCATTTAAGGGAAGTGTAGCTACAGTTGGCGACTTACCATCCGTGTCAAACATCGTTGGTGATGCGTACATTGTTGATGCAGATGGCAATTTGTATGTTTGGAACGGGAATGCATTTACAGACGCTGGACAAATTGTAGGCCCTGCTGGCACCACTGGTCCACAAGGCATTCAAGGTCCTGCTGGCCCAACTGGTGATCAAGGCCCACAAGGCATTCAAGGTCCTGCTGGATTAACTGGTGATACTGGCCCACAGGGCGAGGCAGGTCCACAAGGCGTACAAGGTCCTGCTGGTGATCAGGGTATTCAAGGTGTTGAAGGACCACAAGGTATTCAAGGCTTTCAAGGTATTCAGGGTGATGTAGGTCCAAAAGGTGACACTGGTGATACTGGTCCTCAAGGTATCCAAGGGATCCAAGGTAATACTGGGCCAAAGGGAGATACGGGGGATACTGGTCCTCAGGGCGCAACCGGTGCTACAGGCGACACTGGTCCTCAAGGACCTGCTGGCACAAACGGAACTAATGGCGCTACCGGTGCTACCGGAGCAACTGGTCCTGGCGTAGCTGCGGGTGGTACTGCTGGTCAGGTATTGACAAAGGTTGATTCAACTGATTACAACACAACTTGGTCTACAGTAGATGCACTTCCGGCCCAGACTGGCAATGATGGTAAGTATTTGACTACCAACGGAACTGCTGCAAGTTGGGCTACCGTAACTGGTGGAGCTCCTGCGCTATCCATGTACCGGTCAAGTCCAGATGGGAACGGAGCTTGGACAGTAGTAACTTACAAGCGTCAGGATGGTACTAATTATCGTGTAAGTACGCTATCAGGCGGAACAAGCCCGAACTATACGACACGAACTGCTGTGAATTATGCAGCAAATGGAACTACAGTTACGAGCACTGACGTCTACACGTTAACGTACAGCGATGGCGTTAATCTTTCTCAAGAGGTACTTGCATAATGAATGAAGAACTATACAACCACGGTATTGTAGGTGCAGCACTCCCACCAAACCCACCAATTGAATGGATACGGAACTCTGAATGGTTAGCAATGCCTTCTGTTGACTCTACAGAGAATAAAATTGTTATCTTATTTCGTATTGATCCTGGATCAAGTACTTTTATCGGATTTAGCGCTACAGTTACTGGAGGTTATACAGTGGATTGGGGCGATGGAACTTCAGGTAATTTCGCGACTACACTGATAGCAAGCAAACAATATGATTTTGATGCAGTATCCGCAACTACTACGTCAGAAGGTTATAAACAAGTCTTAATTACTATCACCCCAACAAGTGGTGGTAATACATTTACTGCAATTGGATTTGCGAATAAAAGTACGTTTGTAGGAACTGGGGCTTATCGTCAAGGTCACCAAGATCTAATTATTTCTGCACCAGCATTAACTTCTGTAGCTGCCCTTGGTACTAGCGGTACAAATACATTATCATATTCATATCTGGAGCGGGTGCAATTGTTATCTTCTGCACTAACTAGTTACGCTAACTTGTTTGGAGATCTTGTTGCATTACAGTCTGTTTCTGTTACTAGTTCTGCAACAGTTACTAATATGAGCTATATGTTTCAAAATTGCGTCACTCTATCCGGGGTGCCTGGAAATCTTCCATATTCTACATGTACTACGTTAAGTAATATGTTTGCTAAGTGTTATAATCTTAGATCATTAAATATAGCAACGATTACAACAGCTGCTACCTCCGTTAGTTCTATGTTTGCTAACTGCGCAAGTCTTCAAACAACCCCAGCACTTGTATTCACTGCTGCTTCTGTTGATACAGGTGGCTTGTTTAATACTTGCTCTGCATTGCTAGTAGTTCCGAACGTATCTTGGGATAAAGCTTCCACTTTATCCAGTACATTTAATGCTTGCACCTCATTAACAAATATACCTGCGCTTAATATTCCGTTATGTACTTCAATGGCAACTACGTTTACTGGTTGCACTGCACTACGATCTATTGGAAATATTACGAGCTCTACTCTTTTAACTACAATGTCGTCTACATTTAGCGGATGTACGCGATTGCTTGCCTTACCGCTAATATCAGATTCAAGCAATGTAACGACAATAGCTAGTATAGCGTTAAACTGCTATAACATACTCACATGCCCAGCATATGATACAGGAAAGGTAACGACAATGACTTCGGCTTTTAGCGGGTGTGCATCACTAGCAACGATGCCAGTGCTAAGTTATGCTAAATGCACTGCCGCTGGTAGTATGTTCACAAACTGTACGTCATTGAAAAAGGTCGGAACTATGGATTTTGGAACTACAACTACTGGTGCAATAACATTGACAAGTGCGTTTCAATGTAATAATGCCTCACAATCTGGTATTCAGGAAATCGGCCCAATATTAATTCCTTCTACTGCAACGAGTATCGTATTGGGAAGTATTGCATTGAACGGACGAGCGTTAAAAACAATTTCAGTAGATTGCACAAAAGTAATTGCTGCTACTGGTGTTGCAACCCTATTTTCTGGAGCTAGTTCGCTTAATTCTGTTATTTTAACTGGATTGAAATACGGTGGCTTCACAATTGCTGGTTCGCTATCTGCTCCTGCTCTGGTTGATCTATTCACTTCGCTTGGAACTGCATCAGGTGCACAGACGCTTACTGTATCTGGTAACTGGGGATGGGCAAATTTAACGGTAGCGGATAAGTTAATTGCTACCGTTAAAGGTTGGACTCTCGCGTAATATAAGGAATCACTATGCCAATTCATGCTTGCACACTCCCACATGGTGGGATCGGTTATAAATGGGGACACGAAGGTCACTGCTATCCTACTAAAGCAGAAGCTGAGAAGCAAGCGCGGGCAATTCTAGCTGCGCAAGCTGAAGCAGCTAAGAAGGAAAAGCAAAAGTGATTGCAAGACGAGCTTCTTCCCTTCACGACCATGTAATGGGACTGATGCTATCAAGCACACGTCCTGTTCAAGCAATTATGGGTTGGTGCGGATTGATTGCTGCTGCAGGATTATGGGTAGCACAATCTTTGCAGACATGGACACCACTTGACCAATTTGTTGAACTAACATCATACTGGTTTGTTATTGGATGCTTCCTTTCATATTCTGCAATGTCGCTCACTTCAGCAGTATTGGACTTCCGTACTTCTCCGTGGCTAACGTTTAAATATGCGGCAACAATAATGGGAGTTATCCTTTGGGTAATTTGCCTTGCATCAAGCATTACTTGGCAAAATGGGTTAATTGCTTTACGGGATGGAATGAGTTTCTTGTACATAATTCCAATAATGGCCGATGTTTGGGTCCTGATCCAAATGATATCCGGCGTTGAAAAACTAGAAAGACGCAGATAATGGAAATCAATCAGGAACTAATTACAAATTCTACAGCTATTTTTGCAGCAATTGGTGCAGTAGTATTTGGAGCACAAAAAGCAATCAAAGCGTGGTCAGCTGATCGTGGTGATATTGCTCAGATCGGAATTGCAAGTGATCTATACACTCGGATGAATGCTGAGCTCACTCGTCTTGCACGGACCAACCAAGAGCAGGAAATTGAAATCACTGATCTACGCAATAAGTGTGTCAAGATCAGTGAAGACTTTGCGCAATTTAAACTTGATTCTGCAGACAAATCAATGCAATTGATTGTGTTAAAGCAGCAGCTGATTGAATGTTCTACGAAAGTAATTGCGTTGCAACAGGTAAATATTGAAAACGGAGCAAAATAATGTCAGCAAAGAGTATTCAGAACAAAATTGACAAGGCTCATAAGAAGATTGCGAAGACTCTTGGCTATCAATTCCAAGTGTACCGCTCGCTGGATGATATGAACCCGTTAGATGATCGCAATAACTGTGCTACAGTTAATGCAACATTTACACTTAGCGACACGTATACACAAACTATTAGCTGGGAAGTCCCAATCTGGACTGTCTACACTGATCCGGTGCAAGTGGAGCAGGGAGATTATCTATACAACGGCGAGCATTGCTACATCATTATCAGCCGTCTTCCTCACCTACCTGTCCTCGCAATTCAGGCTGATGACCGGATTGATATTCGTACCATTGGATATGGCGACGGTGGTGCTGGGTTTGGTCCTGCACAAGGATCTTATATTGCCCGCACTGTACCATGTTACATTTCTACGGATAGTTACGGAGTAGGTACAGGAATGCCAGGTACAGGAATCAATAGTGCTAACTTCCGTGCATTAAATGTGATAACTTATCTACGTGACCAGCAAAATCTAATGAACCGTTCCGTCTCTGCACGTGATGGATTCATTGGTGATATCGTAAAATATGATTTCAGTTCAATTGGATCTGCAGTTAAATTTACAGCCAAAGAGAGTCAGGGCACATGAAATTAAGAGCATCAGTTAATAGCACTGGAGCACGTAATACAGTTATCCAGAAGGCTGGGCGTATTTCCAAAGCAACTAATGAAATTCTGCGTAAAGCTGGTGAGGAAGAAGTGCGGATCGTTCGTCAACGGATTGCACAGGAAAAGACTTCACCAGATGGACAACCGTGGAGACCTTGGTCTCTTGCTACACTGCGTCAACGTACACGCGACGGAACGCTTGCTGGTGGGTTGCTCAATCGCACTGGTGCACTGATCAATAGTATTCAGTATAAGTTAACTGGATTCTCATTAACAGTATTCAGTTCTGCAACTTATGCAAAGTACCTGCAGCTAGGTACGAATAGAATGCCAGCTCGTCCGTTCCTTGGATGGAACCAAGACGGTGTAAATAGAGTTAGAGAATACTTGAGAAACGCAATAAAATGATCGCAGAATTATCACTAGACCTGCTAACCGCAGCTAAAAGCATTGCATCCAATAAGTTTGGCACTACGACAAAACGTGTAGGTCTTGCTGTCGGCGCAAAGAGTGTTGATCCTACAATGCAAAAGGTTCAAACCCCTGCTGCATGGGTGGTATTCATTGGTGATCAGAATACATCTCCATTAGTAGAGGGGGAGTGTCCTCCTTTTGTTAAGATGGAGTTCATCATCAAGGTATTCATGGAATACACGACAGAAGCTGACTTGCTTGCTAACCAGTATCCGCTGCTTGCAGAGCTAATCACTACTATCAACGCCCGCCAAGGTCCCACTGGGGCACGGAAGTGGAAATACGAAGGACAGACGATTGATGAGCTAACCGGAAACCGGATTGTTTTTGATCAACGCTATAGTATCGTCGCAGCACTATAAATACAGCTGCATCAGTTTTACAAATTAAGGAATAATACATGTCTACTTGCAATACAGAACAATTCATCGGCCAAGGTAAAGTTTACGTTGCGCCACGCGCATCCAATGGTGCCATCAATGGCGGTTGGACTTTCTTGGGCGATACCCCACGTCTAGAAGTTAATGTCACTCAAGACTTCGTTGATGACTATGAGAGCTGCTCCGGCAATCGCTCGCTAGCATTGCACATCCCAATCCAAACTGACTGGGAAATGTCTTTGGACACTAAGTCTTTCAGCAAAGAAAATCTTGCCCGCGCATTCTACGGCACCGCTACTGCAGTTACTTCTGGTACCGCTACTGATGAAGCGGTTATTGGTTACGGTCTAAACCAGATCATGCCGTTGAAGAACCCAGGCGTATCTGCTGTTGTAGTTATGCAAGGTGCTACTACTTTGACGGTTGTTACCGACTACGTGGTAGATGCTGCTAACGGCACAATCACTTTGGTTTCTGCAACTAACCTAACTGGCGTTGCTCCATACACATTGGCAGTTGATTATGCTTACGGTGCTTACGAGAAGATGGCTGCTGCTACTCAGACAATCGCTGAATACGCATTCCGCTTTGAAGGTATCAACCTTGCAACTAAGAAGACAGTTATTGCTAACCTACACCGCGTGTCATTGAACATGGCTGAGACTCTCTCCCTAATCGGAACTGAAGTTGGTCTATTCTCTATGTCTGGTGGTATGCTATCTGATCCAACAGCTGGTGCTGGTGACTCCGCCTACATGACAATCGTTAAAGCAGTTTAAGCTACCTTAACATAACTTACAGCCGCCTTGTGCGGCTGTTTGCGTTTCTGAATAAATAACCTTGCACAATATAATACTGATATGACTAACGAACTTGATAAACTATTTCCTACTGGCCAGATTTTTGAAATCAAGGGCACCGAAATCCGTATCACTCCTTTTAAGCTTGGTGAACTACCAAGAGTGTTCAAAGTAGTGGAACCAATTACCAAGCTCGTGCTTGATGCAGTTGGATCTAGTGAAAACCAGATGGGATCACTTTCCAAGATCATGGTGCAAGGTGGAGACAATGTGTTGGATCTGATTGTTATTGGATCACGTCAGCCACGCACTTGGGTTGATCAGCTCGAAATGGACGAAGGTGTTCAGATCCTAGCTGCAATCTTGGAGGTAAACGCAAGTTTTTTCGTCCAGAAGGTACTGCCTCTACTGAGCAAAGTAGCGAAGACAGTGCCACAGACTGGTCTAGTTTAATCGTCAGTCTTGTTAGTAGTGGGTTTAGCTTTAGTGAAGTGCAGAATATGACACTTGACCAATTTAAGTTGTTGATCAATGCGACAGGTAAGCACGAACTAAAGCATCAACTTGCTGAGATGGGTACATTTAGAATAGCATATCACGCTGAAGCGAAAGAATACTCTAAGATTGTTAGGGAAAATCAACGTTTGTTAAAGAGAGACTAAATGGACAACTCAGTAATCATCGCGCTGAAGGTAATAGATGAAGCTACACCGGAGCTAAAAAAGCTCGTTAGCACAATTGAATCTTCAACCGCAAGCATTCGCGGTAAATTGAATGCAATGGGAGTTGGCCTTGCTGCAGTTGGTACTGCAGTTATTGGCGGCTTCGCTGCAATCACAAAATCTGCAATTGATACTGCTGACCAAATGGGCATGATGGCTCAGAAGGTTGGTATGTCAACGGAATCATTCTCTGCGCTTGCTTACGCAGCTAAGATGAATGACGTCCCAGTTGAAGCACTCAAGGGCAGCCTTAACCAACTCAACAAATCACTAATTGAATCACAAGATGCAGGCTCTGAAACAGCTAATGCATTCAAGCATCTTGGTATTAGCACCAAAGATTCTGATGGTAAATTAAAAACAAGTGAACAAGTGCTCAAGGAAATGGCAGATGCATTCCAGCAAATGCCGGACGGAGCAAACAAATCTGCGCTAGCAATGGAGTTGATGGGTAGATCCGGAACAGATATGATTCCAATGCTCAATGCTGGTGCTGACGGGATCAAAGCACTAACTGATGAGGCTGCACAACTTGGTATCGTTGTTACACAAGACTTAGCAGATGCGGCGAATAAGTTTAACGATGACTTAGACAAGATGGGTAGTATGGCGCAGGGCGTGGGCATGACAATTGCCAAAGAGATGCTCCCTGTATTGGACAACTTCGTCACTGGCATCTCAAACATGATCAGCAAAGGTGACGGAGTACAGCAATTTGGCAAAGGGGTTGCTGCAGTATTCAAATTCATCATCAAGGTTGGTGCAGGAGTAGTGTTCGTTATTCAATCAATCGGTAAAGTAATTGGTGCGCTTGCTGCCGCTGCAGTTGCAATCCTTGGTGGTGATTTTGGTCAAGTAGGTACGATCTTTAGCTCTCTTAAGAACGACATCAAAGATAGTGCGATTGCAACTGGTGAATTCATGGTCAATATGGATAACACTACTGTAGCTACTACAAAAGCAACTACTGCAGTAGCTAAAGCAACTAAGACTTGGAAAGACTACAAGAAGGTTGTTAAACCAGATGCAGAAGCTGGTAAGCAGAAGAAAGCATATGATGACTTGCTAATTCAAATTCAACGTGAAATTGATGGAGTTAAGCAGCTTACGTTTGCAGAGCAGATTCGGTTTGAAATGGAAAAGGGCAAGTTTGCGTTCCTCACACCTGCACAGAAAGCTCACGTTGATGCACTGCTAAAAGAAGCAGATGCAAAACGCTTGATCTTTGAAGCCGACAAACAACTAAAAGACTCAGCAGAAAATATTGCGAAGGCAAAACGTGATGTTATCGTTGCGTCTAATGCTGAGCTTGCTAGTTCTACTCAGTACCTTGACCTACTAAAGAATGAAGGTAAGGCCGTTGCTGATGCATGGTTACAAGCTCAACAAGCACTTGCTCCACTAACTGCACAACGCACGCTACTTGAAGATCTGCGAGACAAAGCTGCTGCCGCAAATGATACGCAGGGTGTTACCCGCTATCAAGCTGCAATTGATTCATTAAACGCTGTAATCAGAGCAACAGGGATTGAGCTACAGACTGTTGCAACTGAGACAAACGGAATTAAGAATGACACCTCTGTTTGGTCTGACTATATTGGCAAGACTCGCGAAGAGATGGAAAAGCTTGACCGTGCTACACAGCTTGTTCAGTTGTGGTTCACTCAAGGTAAGATTAGTGCTGATGAATTGAAAAATGCAATTGAGCAAATCAATCAATCCAAATTTAATCTGCTAAAGGTTGAGCTAACTGATCTACAAAAGCTGACACTTACCGCTGCATCTGGTATGCAGAGTGATATGTCAACATTCTTCTTTGACATCATGCAGGGTAAAATAGATGACTTGGGTAAGATGTTCAAAGTCACTCTTGACCGCATGGTTGCAGACTTGCTTGCTTCTCAGCTAACAGATTATCTATTTGGTGGAGTGATGAAGACTGGTGGTGGTGCTCGCAGTGGTGGTGCTTTGACGAGCGTATTCTCTAGTCTATTTGGCGGATTCCGTGAGAATGGCGGGCCAGTTAAGGCCGGGGTCCCATATATTGTTGGTGAAAAACGACCTGAAGTGTTCATTCCTACTACATCTGGTACGATTGCACCAAGTGTTTCATCTGCTCTTGCTGGGGGTGGTGCAAATATGGCTGTGTCATTCAATATCACCGCAATGGATTCCCAAGACGTAATGCGGTCAATGGAGAAAATCAAGAGACCACTTGCTGACCTAATTTCTGGCACACAACGGACATATAACAAATGAGCTTCACATACCAATCTTTCCCTGACCTCCGTTTAAAGCACGGAACTGAAAAAACTATCAATGATCCAGTAGCCATTACATCAAATGGTAACCGGGAAATCCGCCGTAAACTGAATAAGGTAGAGCGGTATAGCTGGAGCATCCCTTCACGTAATCTATACCAAGAGGATGCGGATGCAATTGTTAAGTTCTTCAATACTGTGCACTCCTCTGTAGATTCATTCCTATTCCGTGACCCAACCGTTCCGGAGTTAACCAATCAGCAAATGGTTCCGTTCTATGTGCCAGGTACGCCAGGTACGTGGTTGTTTGGTTTATACCATAGCGGAATGCATCCAGTTTTAAATCTTGGCAATACTGGTCAGTTTCCAGCTTGGGATCTAACCGCATTAACTAATATCGTAGTTAAGCGCAATGGTGTCCCACTTGTATATGGTTCGGATTATGACATTCATATGAATTTTGATATGTCTCCGTATCCAAACTATCCTTACCCACGCACTACGGTATTTCAATCTACTGGTGCTGCATGGACTGGTACAGATGTAATTACATTTTCGGGTCCGATCTACCATACTGTACGTTTTGATGGAATGATCAGCTACAAGATTACTGCAATGAAGAAGTCAACTTTGTCTACTTCTACTGGGGATAGTGAAGTAGTCCCAACTGTAAGCTCCCTAAGTGATATCAAGTTGATTGAGGTCTTTGAATATCAGGATGAAACATAATGAGAACAATTTCGTCTTTACTAAAACAGGAGTTTGTTGATGGCTTCCGCTCTACACTCGTTAAATTTACAACAACAGATGGCACAATTTTTGGTTACACTGACTGCGATTCTATCCTTGTCGTGGCTGGAACTACGTATGTCCCTGCTCCCGGACTAAGTCGCGCTATTCTGACATCTACGTCAAATGATACCGTCTCTAACCAAGAGATTGGATCTGGCTGGGTAGATGCACCTGAAGCTGATCTAATTGCAGGCAAGTTTGACAATGCGCTTGTTGAGGTTGGGTTTGCAAGCTGGAGACATCCGGATTATGGCTCACTGACTGTCCTTCGTGGCAATATTGGCGTGATTCAGTGGACAGCAGACGGGTTCCGTGCTGACGTTCAGTCTCATATGCGTCAGCTGCAACGTAATGTTAACTTCCTCACAACTGCTAACTGCCGTCATAGCTTGTTCAACCAATTTTCGTCAAGTTCAGTTGGTGCATGTACACTCAACAAAAGTTCGTATACGTATAACGGAACTGTCACTTCTATATCCGTCGCTAAACTGAAGTTCTCCGCATCAGGATTGAGTCAACCAGCCCAATATATGCAGAATGGAATCCTGACTTGGACAACTGGACCAAACGCTGGACTAAAGCATGAAGTCAAGAATCATTTGGTAGTTGCTGGTGTTCCGGTTGTTGAACTCTATCTGCCCACATTTACCGGAATTGCAGCTGGTCATCAGTTCAGCATTACAGCTGGATGCGATAAGACGCAAGCGACATGCAAAGCTAAGTTCAACAACGGAATCAACTTTGGTGGCTTTCCGCATATTCAAGTTGAGGTCCAATACCGATGAGAACAAAACTAGTTGATGCTGCACTTGGTTGGGTGGATACGCCTTACCATCACCATGCACGAGTAAAGGGAGCTGGAATTGATTGCGCTCAGTTGCTCGTAGCAGTTGCAATTGAAGTTGGAATGCTTGATGAGCGACGTGCCGCACTTGTTCCAAACTATCCACCTGAATGGCACCTGCATAATCGTGAAGAGCACTTGCTTCAGTACATGGAGCTGATGGGATGTGAAGAAGTATCAGAGCCTCTGCCAGGTGACATCGTATGTTTCAAGTTTGGTCGCACATGCAGCCACGTTGGAATTTTACTGAATAGTGACCAATTCATCCACGCTTGCCTTCGCAGTAACAAAGTCGTAGTAAATAGTTTTAACGAAGATTGGAATACTAGATGGGTCAAAACATACAGCTTTCCGGGAGTAAATAATGGCTAATCTAGTAATTTCAGGGATTGGTGCTGCGGCTGGCGGATTTATTGGCGGTACTACTGGTGCTCAAATTGGTTGGTTGCTTGGTTCCTACATTGCTGGCAATGATGCAAGCAATATTCCTGAACCAAAGATCGCTGACTTGCGAGTGCAGACAGCTGCATTCGGTGGTGCAATTCCAATTGTATTTGGTAAGCAACGTATTGCTGGTAATATCATTTGGGCTGCGGATAAGACAACGTATTCAATCAAGCAAGGTGGCAAAGGCGGAAGTTCAGGCTCCCCATCTGCAACAGGTTACAAAGTAGACATGGCAATTGCACTTTGCAAAGGTCCGATTGAAGGAATTAGCAGAGTGTGGGCGGATGGCAAACTGATTGTTGATGTAGCTGGTGATAGCAAGACATTGATTGGTCAGTTATACTTGGGTACTAATACCCAGAACCCAGACCCAACTATGGAAAGCGCACTTGGTGCTGGCAATGTGCCTGCGTACCGAGGCTTGGCATATATTGTGCTAAATGATTTTGACTTAGGCGTAGCTGGACGGGTTCCAGTTTTCAGCTTTGAAGTAAATAAACAAGGTGGAATTTAAAATATGGCTTTAGCAACAACAACAACTCCTGGCAGCATAATTCTTGGTGGTGACCTTACTGGAGTAGCAAATGCACCAGAGCTACGGATCACTGGAGTGACTGCTGGAAATTATGTTCCACAAACTATCGTTGTAGATGCAAAAGGTAGATTAATCTATGTTGCATCCACTGGTGGAATTACATTGACTGGCGCACTAAGTGGAGTAATTAGTAGTTCATCTGCCGTTACAACTTTAGCTGCATCTGGTGTCGCTGCTGGCACTTATACATTTCCTCAAGTTACAGTTAATGATGGCGGATTAGTTACTGCTGCATCAAGCGGATCAAGTCCTACGTTGACTGGTCAATTAAGCGGCACAATTTCTGCTACTGTATTATCTAATACTGGAGTAACTGCTGGCACATATAGTAATGCGGCATTTACTGTTAATGCTGCTGGTAAACTTACTTCAGCTACAAATGGAGCTGTTACAGTAAATGGAGAGGTGAACGGATCTGTCTCAAATTTAGCACTAAATGCTTCTGGAGTCACTCCTGGTACCTATACTTTCCCAACTATTACAGTTGATGCGAAAGGACGCATTACTTCTGCTGCTTCTGGCTCTCTTACATTTGCTGGAGATATGTCCGGAACTAGCAGTGCGACTGTTTTATCCAATTCAGGAGTAACTGCAGGAACATATGCTTATGCTACACTAACGGTTAATAATAAAGGCCGAGTAACAGCAGCAGCAGATAATACCGCAACTACTTTTGCAGATGCTACTACTACAACTAAAGGCATATTACAGATTTCCGCAGATCAAGGGCTAACAATTACAGGAGGTGTTCTGTCCGGTACACTTCCTACTGGAACTACAGCATTTGGAGTAGTTAAATCTGCAAATACTACAAATCTTAGCATTACTGCTGGCGTAATTGATGTTGGAACTAATATTCCTAAACTTGCTATTACTAATACTTGGGCAGCTGCTACTACAGACAGTATAGTTTCTGCTACTGGAACGGTTTATCCGAACTTAACAACTGATACTATTTTAAACTTATCTGGTAGTTGGAATATTGCTGCTCCTGCTAATGCATTAACTGGATCACAGTTTTCAATAGTCTCTCGTTTAGGAAATATTGAGATTCCTACACTGTTAGGTGCAGCTAATCACGATGCAACTGGACCAGTTGCATATAATGGAAGTCTATACGTATGTGCTGGAGGTAGTGGTCCAAGGTACTCAGCTGACGGTATAAATTGGACTGGTACGTCATATAGTATCGGAAACAGTTTGTGGAATATCATATGGAATGGTAGTATTTTTTGTGCACTTCCTCGGTTCTTTGATGGAGTTAATACCAAAGCTTCTATTTCATCAGATGGTATAAATTGGACTGGACATACACTCCCGTTTAGTGGAACCTCAACTGCAGATGATACTAAGCATATGGAAATTGCTTGGAATGGATCTGTATTTTGTATTTTACCAAAAAATGGAGACCTAACAAAATATGCTACTTCTCCTGACGGTATAAATTGGACATTACAAACATTTCCAACAACTATTGTTATCCTTCCGTATGATACCATGCATATAGCTGCTGGAAATGGAAAATTCTGTATAAGTTGTTCAGTTCCAACGCCAGCTGCAGATACAATGTATACTGCAGCTTCTACTGATGGTATAAATTGGACTGTTGGATCATATACTGCATCTGGTGCTGGAGGATGGGGAGCATGGGGAATAGCATATGGAAATAATGAATTTTATCTCAATGGTGTCTGGGGTAGTTCATCATTAGGAGCTAATAGACTTGGGCGATACACATCCACTACAGGTACTAGTTGGACTGGTGGGTTGTTTTTAGATACTGGGTATCCTACTCAAGTTAACGGTGCTGGGCGCCCACTTTGGATAGGCACAAAATGGCTTATTGGAAATCAGTATCTTGGGTATGGAAACAACGTGCTTATAACCCCATATTATACTACATTTTTAGATTATTCTAGTATCACATTTGATCCTGTATATAAATTTAGTAATAATCTAGTTCCTAGCTCATATACTGGATATTTTTCTGTTGATTGTACTGTAATAGATTCAACAGTATACTGCACATACGTAAATTAAGGATTTAAATGTCAAACGCAACGCAAACACTCGCAGGGGATATTCAACTCGCTGGCGATTTAGCAGGAGGTAGTGCAACTACCCCTCAATTAACTGCTACTGGGGTAACCGCTGGAACTTATTACTTTCCAACAATTTCTGTTGATGCAAAAGGTCGCGTTACTGCGGCTACTAGTGCACCAAATTTATCTGGAGATGTGATCGGTCCATTTAGCGCTAATTATCTTGCTTCATCTGGAGTTACTGCTGGTACATATTCACTTGGTAGTTTAACAATTGATGCAAAAGGTCGCATTACTGCTGCTACATCAAGTCAACTTGCTGGAGATGTAACTGGCTCACTAGGTGCAACTGTGTTAGCTGCATCTGGAGTGACTGCTGGTTCTTATTCATATCCAACCATTACAGTTGATGCAAAAGGCCGTGTTACTGCTGCTTCTACTGCTGCACCTGCAGTAGGTGGAGATTTGACTGGAACAATTACAACTGCTACGCTAGTAAATTCAGGAGTGACAGCTGGTACATATTCCGCAGCTACATTAACAGTTGATGCAAAAGGCCGTGTTACTGCTGCTTCTGCAAGTACATTAACTGGTGATATCGTAGGAAGTATAGGCGCTACTACACTAGCAACAATTAGTGGATTAACTCCTGGAACATATGCATTTCCGACTGTTACGATTAATGCAAAGGGTTTGATTACTTCAGTTGCTGCTGGTAGTGTTAGTGCAGATGCGACTTATACTTCTAAGGGGTTGCTCCAAGTTACTACTGGGACTGGATTAGCGCTTGCTAGTGGTGTGTTATCTGCAGTTTTGGCAAGTGGAACTGCGACTTTTGGCGTAGTTAAGTCAGGAAATGCTGCAAATATTACTATTACTGCTGGTGTAATAGATGTTGGAACTAATATTCCTAAATTAAATACAAGAAATGTGTACACTGCTGCTAATTACAACACCCCAGTAGCATTAACCTCAAGTGGGGCTATTGCAGTAAATGCCGCTTTATCTAATATATTCACCCTTGCTCTTAGTGCAAATGCAACGTTAGCAAATCCAACTAATCTTGGTGCTGGCCGTTATACATTCATAATCACACAAGCTGCACCTGGTGGATACACGCTCGCATATGGAACATCTTACCTATTTGCTAATGGGGCCGATAAAGTGCTTTCAATTGCATCCGGATCAGTCAATATTCTAACTTGTGTATCAAATGGGACGTCCATGTACTGCTCACTAGCTAAGAACTTTGTATAATGTCTATTGATATTGATCACTATCAAGATTCAGGAGCTCTTGCCAGCGGCAGGGGCTCTGCTACAACCCAAATTGATAATATTGGGTGGATGAATAGCGGAGCAGTAGAAGGATTTCAGTATCCAGTCTATCCAATCATCCGTCCTACTGCAGATCCACTCGTGTGCAGCTATGATTACTACACGTTCTTCAAGCTAAGTGGTACGTATGTCACTGCTTCACGCCCACGCATTACGATTAGTGGCACGGTGTGCAGCACAATTGATGCTCAATCAGTCAAACTATATTATGAGATGACTGATACGTATGTAACTCCTACTTCAGCACACAATGGCGGATTGATCTTCTACAATGACGCTGCAGTGACACTTTATCCGCGTCTAAGCACAACAGGACCGAATGTAAATCTAAGTTACGTTAAATACTTAACATCAAACACAACTTATTACACAGAGTACCTTCACGCACGTTTGTACGTACGTAATTTCGGGACGTACGGCAATGTTGGTCCTCTCACAATTAAGTGTTTCATTGATGAATACGAAAGCAATGATCTATGAGCTTAGAATTTGAAACAATCTATGAGTTTAAACGCGATGCAGTCAGCCCACCTGTCTCTTCTGCCACTCCTACATTCATTGTAAAAGCGAATGAAGTTGAAGTATGGGTTGGTTGGAACGACGGTAAAATATCAGCTCTCTCTTCACTAAATCTAGATTATACGCTTGATCAAGCATACTACTTTGACAACCAAACAGTTCGTCTAACAAGTCAGCTATTTGGTGACGTCCGCACTGGTATGCAAAATGCTACTAAGTTGGGTGATATCATGTACGTCTTATACACTACCTCACCTAATATCGTTGGCTATAATATTCATACAAAGGCTCAAGTAGGTGCTTTTGATTTTCCAGCTGGATTCACCAAGGGATCAGATCTAGTAGCTGCGAATGGTGCACTGTGGATTGCTAATGCTGCAACTAATGCAAATATGCAGAATACGCTACTAAAATATGATCTTACTGCAAGCACTTGGTCAGTCTTTGCTATTCCGTTGCGTCATCAAACAGATCAACGAATGCTGATTAATGGATTAGACGGAAGTCTTTGGGTTACATGCAAGAATAACCACAGCATTGCTGACTTTGATCTCGCAACTAACTCATTCCTACAAACGTACAAGATTAGCAGATCTCCAGCTACACTAAGCGTTAATCAGAATAAAGAGCTATTTGTTGGCTGTGATGTATCAGTAATCAAGTGGGATCAAGCAGCAAATACGCCAACTACATTCAGTGCAAACTTAGGTCATACTACGTATCTTGATGATCTTCGGACAGGATTCATATGGCTAGTAGGTGGCGGACAGCCAACATACCGGATGATCAAGTCTACAGTTGGTGTAGTAGCTGCTGGTGTTACCGGTGCCCAAACTGATGACTCTATTCGGGCAGTTGCAGTATTAACTAATCAAGTAACTTACGACAAGTACGATCCAATTACGGATACAACAAGTTCAATTACAGTGAGACCTCATTTGTTCATTCGCACCGCAACTGGAGTTATTGCATACCGTGCAACAGCTCTGAAAGGTGTAAATAGTTCACAGATCCTAGGAACCGGCATGATTGCTATTGGTGCCCAGGGTTATTACGGAGGCTAATTAATGAGTATTTGTCCAATCCCCCCAGCACGAACGAAGGGGACGTTTGCAGCGCCTACTCCAACCCCTCTACTCTCTCCAGCGCTCAAGTACGAGTATTGCGAGGGTAGCACTACAACTATCATTCCTCCAAATGGCGGTGTAACTACAGTTACAGTTTGCTGCCCATCTCCTGGTCCCGCAGGTCCCGCTGGCCCAGCAGGTGCGTCTGGATCAGGTCTCAAGTATCTTGGTGCATGGACTACTGGAACAGAGTACTTCTTTGAAAGTGGTACTCCTGTAACTACGTCTATTGTTAAGTACAAAGATGTAGTATATGTTTGTATCGTTCCTCATACAGCAGACACAAATAATGAACCAGGGATTGGTCTTGACTGGGAATCTAACTGGGAAGTATTTGGTGAAGTACGTCGCTTGCGTTGGTCAGGTGATTGGACAGATGCATACTTCTACTACACCAATGACGTAGTGCGTGGCTTTGATGGTAACATGTACATCAGCAAGACTGCAACTACATCTAACGATAATAACGAACCTGGTTTTGGTATCACTTGGGAGACAGATTGGGAACTATTCTCAGCTGGTGGTGGATTCAGTAATCCTGCAGACCAAAGCTTCTTTGATCAACTCAAGGACAACGTATTTGACTGGATGAAGACAGCTACAGTTGGTGATTGGCTTGGTGCGCTTGCAATTGGTGCAGGTGTAATCTGGGCTGGTTCAGCAATTGTAGATGCAATCATAGGTGATGGCGGTGGAGATGGTCAGGCTGACTCACGCTACACTGGTTCCCCAGCTTATGCAGGCACTTTGCCAGCTACTACATTGCCAGTTGTTGTTAGTTCACTAATGGAATATGGTGGATTCAATTCAACTATGATTGATGTATCACTGCTTCCGTCTACTCCGCTCAACTTCACAATTGCTGGCACTATCAATATCCGTACTGTTCTCAATCAGCTCGCTCTTGCATACCAATTTGATATCGTATCAAGTGGTGCAGTAGTTAAGTTCATTCCGAAGTACCAATCTACTGTGCGTTCGCTTACAACTGATGACTTAGGTCACATGCAAGCTGATGGTGCAAATGCTGGAACAAAATATGCTGCAAAGCGTATTCAAGGTATTGACCTTCCACGCAGCGTAACTCTAAAGTATTACAGCGAAGCAATTGATCAGAATGTGTTCACTCAGACTTCAACTCTTGAAACCTTCACTGCTGGTCAGGATAGCTCAATTGACGTGCCGTTTACTCTCACCGATGCGCAAGCGAAAACAATTACAGAAACTGTCCTTATCAATTCACATATTGAGCAACAGCAGTACGTATTCACAACTGACTACCACAACGTAGACTTAGAACCAGCTGACGTAATCACTATTCCACTTGATTCAGGTGGATCCACTCAAGTGCGGATCATTGAAATCAACGAGACCAGTGATGGCTTGCTTGAATTCACAACTACTCGCTCTGACTACAATGCATATTCGTACGTTGCATCAGGTCAAGGTGCAGCAGTTCCTCCTGAGCAGCCAACACAAGTCGTTACTACAATTGGTTATTCACAATGCTTATTCTTGGAAGTACCTCCACTAAATGACTCCGACGCAGCAACACCCCGTATTAAAGCGCTTATTCATGGTTATGCTCGTGCTGGTTGGCCTGGTGCTGACGTGTACCGGAGTGTGGATGGGGGTAGTAGCTACTCTATCCTTGCTTCAGGAAGCGCCCTTGCTACTTTTGGCATCGTTAGCGCAACAGTTCCTGCACCTAGTAACTACCATATCTGGGATACTACGACTACTATTTCTGTTCAGTTAAAGCAAGGTTCGCTAATCAGCAAATCTGATATCGCTGTGCAAAATGGTGAAAACTGGTGCATGATTGGTCAAGAAGTGATTGGATTCGCAAATGCAACGCTGACCGGAACCAACACTTACACACTGTCACGCTTGCTTCGTGGACGTGCTGGATCTGAAGTGAACTGTGGCACACACGTAGTCAATGAACTATTCGTAGTCCTTGATTCTGCACTTGTTGATATTCCATTAACTCTTGCTGATCTAGGAAAGACTGTAAAGAGTAAGACAGTCACTATTGGCTCAGACATCAGCAAGGTTACGGCAGTTGATATTCAACCGTATGGACTAAATCTTCGCCCGTTTGCTCCCGCCTTGTTAACCAAGGTTCGTCAAGCAAATAACGATTGGATTCTTACTTGGATTGAGCGCCCACGTGCAAATAACGATCTTCGTGATTATACTGAGATTGGACATGATGCAGATTGGGCTGGATACGGATACGCAATCCTATCTGGAGCTACTATCAAGCGCAAGGGAACAACTACAGATTCTACATTCACTTACACAGCAGCAATGCAAGTAACTGACTTTGGTTCAGTACAAGCAGATATTAGCGGTAGTGTCACACAAATGTCAACTCTAATCGGAGGCGGATATCCCGCTATACTATGAAACTAACTCTCACTCGTTCCCCTTCTAAGGGAACTGCAACAATTGGCAAGCTAACTGCAGATGGAGTATTCGTAGCGTTTACTCTTGAAGATGTCACTCGTGATACCAAGATATTTGGACGTACTGCAATCCCAGCTGGCACTTACCAAGTAGTGATTACGTATTCGCCTCACTTCCAACGTGATCTTCCGCTGCTAGTTAATGTGCCAGACTACCAAGGTGTTCGTATTCACCCAGGTAATACTGCTGATAATACCGAAGGCTGTATCTTACCTGGCAATACAGTTGCAGGCGATGAACAATCAATCGGCCAGTCAAAGGTAGCTTTTGACAAAGTATATAATCTTATCCAAGGTGCTTTAGACCAAGGTGAGCAAGTAACAATTAACATCATTAACGGATAAACTATGACACAAACTACAAACTGGAATCTAACTTTACTTGAAATCGGCCAGAAAAGTAAAGAATCTACCATCAATCAGAACATGCAGGAGCTTTCCAACCGTATTCCTCGCTTCCTTGGTCGTCTTGCTGCTAATCCATCTGAAGCAGGAGTACCGCTTGGTTCTACATTTTTCAATACGGCAACATCTAAACTCGTAGTGCTTACTCAGGTCACCCCTACGACGATTTGGAGTAATGCAGCATAATGGCTGAACATCCAACTTTCGTAGAAGAGCGTAGAGCAATCTGCGCTGCCTGTCCAGAAAAGAACCCAGTTGGGCTCTGTAACCAATGCGGTTGCGTTGTTTACCTTAAAACCATGATCCGTGGGCTTCAATGTCCGCTGGGAAAATGGCTAAAGATTGAAAATAAAACCTAAATAGTTGATACCATTCAGTGTTACAACATAAATAGAGGTGGTAGCGTTTGGTTACCACCTCTTAACTTTTAGGAAATAGCATATGATCAAGATGAATGAACTCGGTAAGCACGGTAAAGCACCCGCAATTTGGTATGAAGTTGCTGGATATGTGATGACAGTAACCGAACTAGGCGAAGTATTTGGTATTCACCACGTCACACTTCGCAACCGTCTCCGCTCTGGCTGGAATATCGTACCAGCTTGTATGGTTGGTAACACATCCAACATGACACTTCACCAAGTCTCCAGCCAATCCAACCCCTCCCAAGATGATGATGATGCATTCACTAAGGTACTATTCAAGCACTTTGGCCGTCCTTCTTTGCTTACAATGTTGAAAGACCACTAATATGCAAGGCACCATTTCTAACAATATGCGTGTCATTATCATTAACGAGAAACCTTACAATGTAATTGAGACCGACACCGTAGACTATCTTGCACATGACATTGCTTATTTTTGCGCTTTCGCAAAACGTCCAACCAAATTTGTTCAACACATTGATGGAGATACCCAAAACGATATTTGGTCAAACATTCAAGAAGAATAATGACTACTCCAACAAAACCAAAGATCGCAAAAGCAGATTTTATGCTTTTATTCATCCGGATCAATTCCGTTTATGATGAATTGAATGCACGTACAGATGAGATGGAGCGAGTGTTCAAGTTTGAGCACATCCAAAATAGGTTTCAACCATCTGATCACTCATGGAGTCAGGACAAGAATGCAGTATCTCATTGCTACCGTGACATCCAACAAGATCATTACTACTTTATCTTTGCACACCGCGTACCAGAGCTAAAAGAAGTAAAAGCAAATGGTCGTATATTCAATCGTTGGGTTTGGAGAGTAGCGGTTGAACTAAGTGACAAACAGATCCGTCTTGCTTACAAATTCTTCCTTAAGAATCCAGATGCACCAAAAGAAGTCAGCAAATATGTTGACTCACTGCTTAACCCAACTGCTACTGAACTGATTTCTGAATTTTCATATGAGGGGGATAAAAATGCTACCATCTCCTAACGTCACCTCTTTTGCCCAATATCTAAAACGTAGATATTTAAAAGAGAGCGACAAACACTATGAACTGTCAGAGAACCGTGCACCGCTATGTTCACCACTTCACGCAAGTCGCCTTTTTCGTTGTGAAAGAAATTCCCGAGACCAAGCTGAACATCAACACCTCAGTTTGACTCGGGCACTTTCATCAACATCTTATACCGATCTAGTTGCACTAATGACTGCCTTACTGACTTTAACATGCGGTATTGGCAGTTTTGTCATTGGATATTTCAGTGCGGTTGCAATCAGTTTCAGCGTTGTTAAGCTGTACAAATATGCACGCAGAGCTTCGTAATCACTATGTTCACTTATACCCCGCTACACTCAACGAATTCAAAGAGCTCTTGTTTTGGCGGGAGTGTAACCATCTGGCATGTGTCTTCATTCATAGACCAGTGCAACAACTTGTTGACTTTCAGCAATTAATTGCAAACGAGTCTATAGATGCTGCCACCACCTCCTCCACCTCTCCAGGTAACTGAGAACCCTACTATTCCAGCTCCGTCTAATCGTGCTACAGAGTACACAGTGGATGTGACAACAAGTAGCGATCTCAGTAGGATCAATCATAGGATCATAATCACCCGCTTTGAACTCGGGTGTGCTCCTTTCATCTTTGAACTCTTACTCACTGATGAGCAATATATCGTCTGGTGCCAAATGTTTGGTACTTCCCTCTAATCAACTAAAACTATCAATGATTCACGTAATGCTTAAGAATAATGAGCTGTTCCTCATGTGTACCACACCGGATGACTCCGCTCAACTCGCCACTTGGATGGAAGCTAATGATCCAATCCTATCTTATAAAGAATTCTACGGTCCACTAGATGCTGAGCCGTGTGAGTACGAAGAGAAAGAAGGTGGGTTGCATCTCTCTAAGGTTGGCTACACTACTCGTCAGATTGGTGCCACCGTATGGAATAAGCACGTACTAAAATGAGCTCACCAAATTACTCTAAGGGTGCAAGCCGTCCTCCAAAAGGTAAAGCTTCAATTAAACCTTTGTATCTCAAGGCTAAGAAGCCACGCACATACACTGTGTCTGATCCACATAATCTATTGATCTCCAAAGCTGCACGTGCTATTCCAACACTGTCAGTATGGTCAGAGTGGATCTACGTTGCAGATAAAAACTATTGGACACGTGAACGTCACGCTGTCAATAGAAAATAACTATCACGTCAAAAACACCGATAGTAAAATACAATCAGGGTGACCTAATAAAGTATTTAGTTCAAGCATAAATAGATGTAGACAATCAAAACATTCAAGTGGCCTGCGACTTCATTAGCGGTGAGGCAGCCATCAGGTGATGATTAAGTAACCGTATGAAATAGGACGGCATGTTAAAGAAGAATACTCTTGCATGGATCTTGTGAATGAGATCGTAAAGCTAATCAATCAATCCTGTAAGCTCAGTTTGCAACCGTGGCCTACCTGTCCCCAGGAGGTGTTTTGAACAACGGACCTTTCTGATGTAGCAGTATTCATACTGATCTTAACTACAAAAATCAATCAAATTTAAATCACCTTTTATCTTTATCAACTGGCAACGATGCCCGGCCTGTCCTCAGTGGTCGTTAGGGGGGATCGTGTTGGATTGTAATTCACTTCTGCTTTCACTTAATTGATACGAAGTAGCAATAAGATGGTTGGTAAATGAAATTGATATGAGGCACGAATATCAATTGAAATGCACCAGCCAGATTGCGCAGCCAGATGTACTCCACTTGATTGCAAAACGAAATGTGCATATCCCGCAAATCAAATTCCATTTAATCAAGTAATACCTACATTTCACAGCTGCGCTTATCCAAAGCAATAAAATGCAGCAATTCACTTCGTTCATAAGCTGCATTTCTATCACTCCATCTAGCTATTCCATAAAATTACCTTAACTGAGCAAGACAACTAAATGGGATCTTGCATAAATACATCTGCTCACATCACTATCACATAATATGGCTAATAAATTAAACCCAGACCTAATTGGACTCACACCTCAGGAAAAGCGCAAGGTAGGTGCACGTAAGTGGCAAGCTGAGAACAAGGAGAAGTACCAGGAATATCAGCGGGAATATCACCGCAAGTACGAGCAGGACCCACGTAAGGTAGCAACTAGATTGCAACGTAGGTTTGATGAAGTACAACTCATTATGGCTCGCATCCAACTGAAGTACGACTCAATGCTTGCTCCTTATCAAAATGAATCAGCTCAGTTAACTACTCAGATTGCACTTAATGCAGAAAAGATTGAATCTGGTGATTTGCACTACACACCACGTAATGGAGTAACTCATGGCAACTAAGCAACCTAAGCCTCAATTTACTAAGGAAGAGATCGCACGTGAGCGCAACCGCCGTAAGTGCTTGAACTACCAGCAGAAGTACAGGGAAGATTACCGCAAGTACCAACGTGAGTACTCAGCTGCAAATCGCAATGACTTGAAAAACATACGTTACCGCTTGGTGCTTCGCATTAAAAAACTAGAGCAAACTATTGCTGATTTGAAGCCGCAATTAGATGTACTAGATCAACAAATGGCAAAACGTGCACTAGATGAAGCAAAACTAGATGCAACGCAAGCTGGAAGTGCAAGTAACCCATTTGGAATTCCACTTGAATAACTGGACATATCAAGGAAATCCCGTCACGTCATTACCTGATTGTGCGGGATTTGTCTACCTTATCACTCACACACCAACCAAGAAGAAGTACATTGGTAAGAAGCTCGCCAGATTTGCAAAGACGAAGTATAAGACTATCACGCTTAAAAACGGCAAGAAACGCAAACAGAAAATCAAATCAACAATTGAATCTGATTGGCAAACATATTACGGCTCATCACAAGATTTACTGAAGGATGTTAGTGAATATGGAACTGATCAATTCACCAGGGAAATTCTGCAATATTGTATGTCCAAGGCTGATTGCACTTACACTGAAGCAAAGTTACAGTTCCAATATGACGTCCTCCGTAGTACTGATTACTACAATAAGCAGATTTCCTGCAGAATACATCACTCACAATTATGAAACCTAAACATATCCCAACTAAAAACCGCAGAGA